AAAGCATCGAGCACCTTGGATGGGGAGACGCCTTCTTTATTCGTAGACCATGAAAAAAATAGTACTAGGACAGCCTGGAGCCTTTGGAGATCTTCTCATCTGCGCTCCTATTGCTGAGATCTTATCGGAACAGTATGAAGTAGTTTGGCCCTGTGGGGCTGAACACCTTTCCACCCTAGAGAGGTTCAGTTACGTCACCCCCCTGGTCCTACCCAGGCTAACCATGTTCAATCATGGAGACGAAAACGAGAACACTTACTCCTCTAGGATCTATATGGGAATGATTATTGCCGACTCGATTGGTGCTGAGTACCTTAATCTAGGCAACCGAGTCTTTGAAAACAATACCGTAGCTGATACTCCCCACCCTGGATTAACAGTTGAGGAGTACAAGTACCAACAAGCGGATATTCCTTTTGAAGCAAAGCAGCAACTCAGATACAGCCGGAACACAGACAAGGAGTCTAGACTCTACGATGAAATGGTTGAACCGGCAGAAGAATACGTCTTTGCTCACTTACTTCAGTCGGATGGTACTAGGGCTGTTATGCCTGAGAAAGAAAAGAGGAAAGTGATTGAGTGTTTGCCCCATGAGGGCTATGATATATTCGATTGGGCTAAGGTGATCGCTGAGGCTAAGGCCATCTACTGCATTGAGAGCAGCCTGCAGTGCCTTGTTGACGGTAGAATAAATACCTTTAAACAACCCAAGTACCTTCTAACCACAAAACCAGGCCGTACTACGACCGTATCTGCGGGCTGGGACAAACGATATATATGAACTACGTTTACTGTCAAGGTGAAAAGTACCCTGAGTTCCAAGCTAGGGGCAATGCTGCAAAGTATATTATGCCTATGGCTTTGGAATACTGTGAAGGCGAGGGAGTGGATGTAGGATTTGGTAAACCAGAATGGCAGATGCCTAACTCTATTGGTGCTGATCTAGCAGACGACTCTAATGAGTACGATGCTTATTGCCTTCCTACAGACCTAGATTACGTCTTTTCTAGTCACTGTCTTGAACACCTAGTTAGCTGGGTACGCGCAATTAGCTATTGGGCAATGTGCCTAAAGCAAGGAGGAACTATGTTTCTCTACCTCCCCCACCCAGACCAAGTATACTGGAGACCCTGGAACAACCCTAAGCACAAGCATATTCTCCATCCCCAAGATGTCGAAAACTGCATGAAGTTCTATGGACTTGGAGCGACCACAGTAACAGGGATAGACCTAAATCACTCCTTCGCAATAACCGGAACCAAACTATGAAAAAGATCGCATTCAGTACTTGGTGTACAGACGACTACATTAACAAAGTAGGGCTAGAGGGTCTCAAAAACTCTCTAGCCTATTTTCATCCTGAGATCCCTCTGTTCGTATATGATACAGAGAAGACACAGGGGCTAAAGATTCAGTGGGGAGCTTTAGCTAAACCTTACTTCATGATGCCTCTTACTTGTATTGACCTAGCTGAGGGCTACGATATGGTTATCCATATTGATGCTGACAGTACAGTGACAGGCCCCCTGACTGAGCTTCTAGAGTCTGATGAGGACATCATTGGAGTAGTGAATAACAACTCCCAAGGCAAAGCAGGACGATGCCCCGGAATCACTATTCAGGATATCCCTGTAGCAGACTTTCTGAATGCTGGCCTTGTTGGCAGTAATAACCTTCAGTTCTGGAGGGATTGGAGAGGACTGAATCACAGGTACGGTGAGAAGTTTGAAGGACATGAACAAGATATCCTAAACATCATGGCTAAGAGTGAGGACTTCTCTGTTAAGATCCTAGACCCAATCGGTAGTGAGATTTCCTACGGACAGTCTAACGTCTGGGGGACTGAAACTCATTGGGATAGCTGGAGCCTGATGTACATGAAGGATAACCAACTCTGCTTGGATGATCCTGTCACAGAAAAAACAATGGTAGTGAAGGTGCTGCACCAAGCTGGAGGCAATGCTTCGATCTATCCCATGCGTCCTTGGATGGACTCAATTGTAGCCGATGATGTCCGAGACTACCTTCACATAATTTGTAATGAAAGACAAGATTGACAAGTTCCTGGCTTCTCTTGATGACGAGGATATTCTTCGGTACGCCTATAACCAGAAATGCGATATTCCAGTATACTATTCAGGCCCTTCTTGGGACCGAGAGGAGCTTTCCGCAGCTATAAGTTCTCTGGTGTGTGGGCAATGGCTATCCTCAGGGGAAGAGGTAACCAAGTTCGAAAAGCAGTTCGCCCAAAGTGAGGGCGTAAACTCTGCTCTAATGGTGAACTCAGGTAGCTCTGCTAACCTAGTACTCCTAGCTGCTTGCAAGAAGCATTACGGCTGGTCCGATGATTCTGAGATTGTAGTTTCAGTAGTCGGCTTCCCCACTACCATTGCGCCTATTGTCCAGAACAACATGGTGCCTAAGTTCGTGGATATCGAAATGGATAGCCTGAACTTCAACCTAGAGCTAGTAGAAGAAGCTATCACAGATAAGACTGTAGCCATCTTCCTCTCCCCAGTTCTGGGTAATCCATGCGACATGGAAGAACTTAGTAGGATTTGCATGGAGAAGGATGTCATGCTCCTTCTAGATGGGTGCGATAGCTTTGGTACACAATACCTAGGACAGCCCCTAGCCAAGTATGCAACTGCTACCACTTGTTCCTTCTACCCTGCTCACCACATTACTACAGGGGAAGGAGGCATGGTCTACTCAGATGATACTCGTCTCATTCAAATTGCTCGTAGCATTGCTTGGTGGGGTAGAGACTGTTTCTGTGTAGGCTCATGTAACCTCCTAGCCAATGGAATGTGTAACAACAGGTTCTCTAACTGGCTACCTGATTATGATGGTATCGTAGACCACAAATATGTCTTCACTAATGTAGGGTACAACCTAAAGCCTCTTGATCTACAAGGAGCCATCGGGCAGGTTCAACTAAAGAAGGCACCTAAACTACATGAGAGAAGACAGAGGAACAAGATTCGAATTAGTTCTATTATGTCTAAAGTTGTTAGCGGCATCAGGATTCCCCTTAGCGAGAGAAACTCTACGGTGTCTTGGTTTGGAGTCCCTATTATCTGCTGCAACGATGAACTGAAACTCAAACTAGTCTCCTTCCTAGAGGCAAACAAGATTCAGACAAGGAACTACTTCGCTGGCAATATCCTCATGCACCCAGCCTACAGAGACCTGGGTAATTTTAGAGACTACCCCAATGCTAACGAGGTGTTAGAGAGAGTCTTCTTCCTAGGCACCTCCCCCTCCTACTCAGAAACTACCTTCGATTACATCGAAGACGTAATGAAAAAATGGCAAGAGTAAAAGTATCAGACTACATCTTCGATTACCTTCGTAGGAACATTGATTGCGACCATGCTTTCTCTCTGACAGGAGGAGGTAGTATGCACCTGAATGATTCCCTTGTGAATAGGGGGTTTGAAGTAGTCTACACTCACCATGAGCAGGCTGCTGCTATGGCTGCGGTAGCATATGCTAAGACTAACAATAAGACAGGACTGGCAGTAACAACTACAGGCTGTGGGTCTACCAATGCTATCACAGGACTTCTAGATGCCTGGCAGGACAGCATCCCCGTCATCTTTATCTCAGGACAGGTTAACGTAAAGCACACCTGTACTATTAGGAAGGGTATTAGGAAGCTTGGTGTACAGGATTCCAACATCATTGATATCGTAAAGCCTATCACCAAGTACGCTAAGATAGTTACCGAAGCTTCGCAGATTCAAGAAGCCTTAGAGACTGCTGTTATCAAAGCTACGATGGGAAGACCTGGCCCCGTATGGCTTGATATCCCTCTGGATATTCAATCAGCCTACATTGAAGAACCTACTAAGGAAAAGGTTTCTTTTGTGCTTAATCACCCCACCAAGCCTACCTGGCAACTATCCCAGCTTGTAGAGAAGATGAATGCGGCTGAACGCCCTATCTTCCTTGTTGGAAATGGAGTATACCTGGCTGGAGCAGAGCGCATTTTCTGTATTCTAGCTAAAGAAGCTAACATTCCATATGTAACTACGTTCCTAGGTAAGAACGTATCCCCTGAAGAGGAGGGGAACTTGGGCACTGTGGGTATCAAGGGCAGCAGATCAGGCAACTTCGCTCTCCAAAGGGCTGACCTAGTAATTGCTATTGGTACTAGTCTAAGCGTGCCTGTTACTGGATACAACTTCGATCACTTTGCTCCTGATGCTGAGGTTGTAGTTATTGACATCGACCAACAGGAACATCAGAAGGATACCGTTAAGATTGATGAGCTAATCGTAGCTGATGCTTTGTTTGCTTGCAACTACCTCCTCAATCTAGAACCAAAGTACAATTGTTGGAAGTGGAGAGCGGAGTGTTTGGATAACCACCATGAGTGGGGCATTACCAAAAAGTCAAGTGCTTCTGGACCCGTTAGTATCTACACACTCCTAAAGCAGATTAGCAAGATAGCTATGCCTGACACTGTTTTTGTTGCTGATGCTGGCTCTGCTTTCTATGCTTCCTGTCAAGCTCTTAAGCTTCGCAATAAACAAAAACTCATCGTCCCTGGTGCTCAAGCTGAAATGGGATTTACCATCCCCGGAATGCTAGGTGCTGCGAAAGCAAATCCTGATTCCCTAGTGTTCGGAATTACCGGGGAAGGTTCCTTTATGACGAATGTACAAGAACTGCAAACCTTAAAAGATAATGGAGTTTGTGGTGCCCTCTTTGTCATTAAGAATGGAGGCTACAGTTCAATTAAGAATACCCAAGATAAGTTCTTTGGAAGGAGAACAGGTGTAGATGAAAATTCAGGTGTAGGCTTCCCTAGAATTGAAAAAGCAGTAAGAGCTTTTGATATTACAGCTTACACTGTTGACAGTACTGCTGCACTGGATGATATCTCTGCACTTCAATGTAAGATCAGGTTGGAAGGACTGGTAGTTTTTGTTGTTGATTGCATTGAACAGGAGCAAATCATTCCCTCATTGGCAGTTGAGAAGGCCGAAGACGGGACTATTATAACTAGACCTCTGGAGGATATGTACCCCCTGATGAGTCGAGAGGAATTCCATTACAAAAGAAAAGGTAGCCCCTTAGAGTAGGAATTAAAGAAGGAAGATACCATGCTAAATAGAAAGATAATTACTACTAAAGCCATTAAGCTTGCAAGGCGTTCTAATACTGACGCCTTTTCCGATGCTGACGTTACAGAGGTGTTCAATGATCTAGTAGCAGAGTTTGAGATTGTCCCTGTTCCTCCCCCATCTGAAGGACTTGTAGGGGTAGTTGTAGGTGGAATCGAATATGCCCTACCCATCGGAACCCAGTCCCATCTTGGTAATGGTTTGTACCTTACTCCTTGTGATGATTTTGGGATTAAGACTCTGGTTTTCACCAATCCTAATACGAGTAGGATCAGCTATGAGTTTACCTGTCTTGAGTGGACTCTTACTGGTGCTTCTGCCCTTGTTGCTGGTGGAGTAGGGGTCTTCCAAAGCATCTATAACTTCAATGATGATTGGGTTTCTAGTGTAGACTACAATATCTTCGATGAGCTATCTATCCCTGGTAAGCAAGCAGTTAGTAAGTTCTGGAGTCATAACGCAAGCGTCCTTCTAGGCCAACACCAATATCCCTATGACCTGAATGAGGGTAGTGGATTCCTTGTATACCCTAACCAGAGTTGGATGAACTGCCCTGATGGTATTCGTCTAGCCTGTCAATACGTCCGTCGCTATGCTAACTGTATTTCTACGGCTTTCCCTTTAGCTATTAAAGAGCATGGGTTCATTGGAAATGATGGTAGCAAGTCCTACATTTGGGGCGAGCGTTATGGTATTAAGACACCTGGATTCAACTATGTTGCTATTATCCATAACGGTAATCTTAGGGAGCTAGACCATGAGCACCTTGGACGAATTACCCACCTGGCTTATCGTCTTGCGAAGCTTGGTTTCGTCTGGGCGAAGAAGGTTATGGAGCATATCGTTATGGAGGTACGTCAGAAGTGGCTTACCCCTAACACTTCAGACGGAAACATCAAGAGAGTTTCCTGGTGGAGTGTTGATGGATTCCTCGAAACCCCCGAATACGCAGGTAAGGGCTCAGAACACGTTGGCCGAGATACTGGTCATGTTCTAACTGCATTAGCTTACGGGGTAGATCTTGGACTAGCAACCAACGAAGAACTAGAGCGAATGATTTACTTCGTGGAGTATATGTTCGTCTTCGACCTGCCGGATGTTGCTCATATGCTTTACTATAAGGATCCTGTAACGGAATACGAAAGTAATGCGTGGGAGAGGAAGTTACAAGATTACCTACATGAGATCCCCCCTAACCTCCCAGCACGCACGAAAGAGAAGATTAGCCTAGTGGTGGGTTTCGAAGAGGTAATCATTGCTTGTGGTTTGTTTGTTGCTTCTCAAATCCAAGGCTCTCGCGGATTGAATAATAATTCTGCTTCTAACCTATTCCATATAATGTTCGACTCCATCAGCGATACTCCTGATATGCTTCAGGTCTTCTACGAAGGGGAGTACATGAAGAGCCTTTCCGATACTAGGAGTAGTACCTGGGTGAACTACTTCCTTAATGATCCTCTTGCACTAGAGCACGCTAAAACCCTGGCAGGTAATAGTGATTTCGCTTCTAACCCTACTACCCTAGTCCTAACCAACGACTTCCCCTACAGACAACCATGAAAAGAACCCTATTAAATCTTCTGGACAGAACTAAAAAGCAGGTATGGGTTACAGCCTACGATTACTGTACTGCTTGTGCTGCATCCCAAGCTGATGTGTGTGCAATTCTTGTTGGAGATTCAGGAGGTATGGTGAATCTAGGTTATTCCACTACGAACCCCGTCACTATGGATGAGATGATTTCCATGTGTCAAGCTGTTCGTAGAGGAGCACCCAAAACGTTCCTCATTGGGGATATGCCCCAAGGATCTTATGAGGTTAGCGATGAGGAGGCTGTCCGTAACGCTATGAGGTTCATCAAGGTAGGTGGTGTTGATGCTATTAAATTGGAGGGATGCAACCAAAGGATAGTGAGTAGTATTAGGGCTATTTCCCAAGCAGGAATCGTAGTAGTAGGTCATGCTGGCCTAACACCCCAATCATCAGCTAAGTTTGGTGGGTATCGAGTTCAGGGGAAAACTAGGGAGTCTTATATCAGTCTGCTCAGTAACATTAGGCTTCTATCCCTAGATTGCTCTCTAATCCTAATTGAAGCTGTCCCCAAGGAAGTAGGTCGATCTATCTACAAGAATACTATTAAGAACGACACTCCCCTCATTGGTATTGGAGCAGGGCCACACATGGACGGCCAGCTACTAATTTGTGCTGATATCACAGGCACCTACCCTAACTTCACTCCCTCCTTCGCCAAGTGCTATGTGCCACAGGCAATTGCTAGGGCAGAAGAGTACTCTTCCCAGGCCACTAGCTCAGGGTACAACCTAATGTTTTCTTGCTTCCTTGAATACATTACGGAGGTTGAATCTGGTGCCTTCCCAAGCGATGAGTTTTGCTACCACCTAACCAATGCTCAACTGGAAGATCTAAAAGGATATTATGATTTCACCGAATGAAGGTAAGACTGTTGTAGTTACGGGAGCCACTGGATTCATTGGTAGCCACGTTGTTATAGAGCTAGAGAAAAGTGGTTACTGCGTAGTAGCTCTTGAAGGAAGAGAGATGCTAAACCTGTTAGATGGGAAAGCGGTACATACGTTCCTTAAGGAAACTGACCCCACGTTCATTGTACATTGTGCAGGAGAGCAAGGCTTCCGTGAGTCTGACCAGACGCCTGAACTATTCTACAACAATGTAATGATGTTTCAACACCTGCTTAAGTGGGTTAGAGGGGCTGGTAGAGGTATGTGCAAACTAATCAATCTGTCCTCTGGGTGTGATAATAGAACTGATACTTACTACTCTGCGTCTAAGAGTGTTATCAAAGACTTTATTACTACTTCTGTCGTTCACCTAGTTCCCTTTGGAGTATTTGGTATGGGGGAAAGCTCTAACCGATTCTTCCCTACCTGCTTCGAGGCTTGTGCTAGAGGAGAACCAATCAAGATCTTTCAGGATAAGCTAATGAGTTACGTCTATGTCAAGGATCTAGCTCGCATGATTGAGAGTATTCTGTCTGTAGAAGCAACTCAGCCTAGTTATACACGGAGAGTTCACGCTGTATACGATAAGCATACTTCCGAGTACCTATCAGACTTTGCTGAAATGGTATGCTCTGTAACAGGAGCCGCTGTACCCATTTGGGTATCACAATATAACATGGATGAGCCCGACTATCGTGGCTTCTCTAATAAACAAGGACATCCCTTCCTGTATGAAGGGTCAATTTTAGAAGGAATTAAGGAGTACTACGCAGAATGGAAAAACGAGCAATAGTTTGTGGAGCCGGTGGTTTCATCGGTGGTCACATGGTTAAACGTCTTCTAGAAGAAGGCTATCAGGTAGTTGGTGTTGACATCAAACGTAAACAGGACTGGTATCAACTGGATGAACGAGCACTAAATAAAGGCTGCTTTGATCTGCGTAATGCAGAGCACTGTATGTCCCTCCTACGCTCTCATCCTTCTGAGCTTTACCAGCTTGCTGCTGATATGGGTGGTGCTGGATACATCTTTACTGGAGAGCACGATGCTGACGTTATGCATAACTCAGCCTCTATCAATCTCAACATCGCTAATGCGGTTAAAGAGAACGCTCCCAAGTGTAAGGTCTTCTACTCTTCCTCAGCCTGCATCTACCCAGGCGAGAATCAGACAGATCCAGAGAACCCTAACTGCAAGGAGGACTCTGCTTATCCCGCTAACCCAGACTCAGAATACGGGTGGGAGAAACTATTCTCCGAACGTCTATGGAAGTCCTACTCTAGGAATTATGGTATCCAAGTTCGTATCGCTAGGTTCCACAATATCTTTGGGCCTTATGGCACTTGGACAGGTGGAAAAGAGAAAGCTCCTGCTGCAATGTCTCGTAAAGCTATCCTAGCTGGTGAGTCTATGGAGGTCTGGGGGCCAGGAACTCAGACACGCTCTTTCCTATACGTTGACGAATGCGTGGAGGCCGTTCGACGCCTAATGCAGGCAGACACAGAGAGCATTATCAACATCGGCTCTGATGAAATGATATCCATTAACGGGCTGGCTCGTATGGCTCTTTCCATTGTAGATAAAGACTCTACCTGCATTGAAAACATTGAGGGTCCAGTAGGAGTAATGGGTCGCTGTTCTGACAACACTCTCATGGAACAAGTCCTCGGCTGGAAACCCTCTATGACTCTTGTAGAAGGCATGGAATTTACTCTGGATTGGATCCGAGAAGAGATGGTTACCAAGGTATAATAAGCTATGAACACCAGCTACCAGATCATCGTGTGTGGAGGACGCGGTTACGAGGCAAAGGAACTAATAACATGATAAAACAAGCAGAGGAACACGGAGTTCCCGTACTTAGGATTGAAGGAACATGAACTTTAAGGAATATGATGTAAACGTAGCCAAGACGGCAATCTACCCTAGTAGGGGTAGTAACATCCATTACCCAACTCTGGGTCTAGGAGGAGAGGTTGGAGAGATCTTCGAAAAGCTAAAGAAGATTGCCCGCGATAAGGGTGGGAATATGTCTACTCAGGATAGGAAAGATCTTATGCATGAATGCGGTGACGTACTCTGGTATCTCTCTACCTTCCTTTTCGAGCTTGGTTACTCTCTAGAAGAGGCAGCTAAAGCTAATAACAAAAAGCTACTTGATCGTCAAGCCCGTGGAGTCATCGGGGGCTCAGGAGACAACCGCTAATGCCTTTTTACCAATACCACTGTTCAGGGTGTGATATGATTTGGGAGAAGTTCGCCTCTATGACAGAGGACTACATTAACCCAGCTACCCACTGTCCTGAATGCGACCCTAAAGAGAAAGAGGAGGGAACCATGCAAAAGTATCTTGGAGATTGCACCCCTAGGTTTAACCTCAAGGGTAACGGTTGGTTTAAAGGAGGTATGTCGTGATTGAACCGAAAGAAGATCAAGATGAGACGCTTCGTAACCACCTCAGAGAAGGGCTTCTCCGTCTAGATGATGGCTTCCACTACTTCCCCGAAAACAGGAGAGCCATTAGCTCGCATGAGATTCGAATTATTGGAGAACTTCTCGAAGAGAAAAACAAGGAGTGGGATAAGCAAGTAAAGAAAGACCTTGCGAAAAGAAGTGTTGATATGACGATCCACGAAAAGGCTTTCGCCAGAGTCATGAAAAAAATGGAAGGAAACGTAGTCCAATTCCATGCGAAGCATGGCGTTACCTCCTTCCACCCTAAGAACCAAACCCAAGTTCTAAGTATGGCCCGGATTATGTTCACGGCTAGGTATGAAGAAGGATGGTACTCTGACGATGAGGGGTGCCCTTTCCCAGCCGATAGGATTTACGAAGATTACCTCTCCCGACACGCTCTCGTGTATCTCTATGCTCGTAGTGTTCGGGAGTATGAAGGAATTGAAGTCTTCAAACCAGAGCCCCTGTAATGAAACTTAATAGCCCGCCGATGAGGGCAGCCCGACTTGAATCTGAGAAATCCACTCACCGTTTCAAGATTGGTGCTGCCATTGCCAAAGGCAAAAAAGTTCTAAGCAAAGCTTCTAACACCAATAAGACTAACCCTCGGTTTGGTAGTGGTAATTATGATACCCTACACGCCGAGGGTCACGCTATCTATAGAGCAGTAAGACAGGGAATTGATATCTCTGGGGCTAGCATTTACGTCTATAGGCTTAACGAGAACCTCGCCAAGCCTTGCCCTGGGTGTATGGCTCTGATTAGAAAGTTTGGTATCAAAGAAGTGGTGTATACTGGAGTCTGAGTCTATAATAAGGCATGAACAGTAACGTCATTGAAAAGCTAAAGAACGCGGGGCTTCTATCAGATTCAGTAGAAGATTTAGGCTTTGTTTCCACAGGAAGCTATGCTCTAAACAAGGTTATCTCAGGTAACTATCGAGATGGTATCCCTATTGGGGGTATCAGTCAGTTTCATGGTGAGGCGAGTACTGCTAAGACTGTATTCGCTACCCATATCCTGAAGGAAGCCCAAGCTCTAGGGCATTACACAATGCTGGTAGATAGTGAGAACGCTTACAATGCAACGTTCGCAGAGCATCTGGGCCTTGACCCAAAGAAGCTAATCTACGCTGCCCCAGAAACCGTAGAGGATTGCTTCAACGTCATAGAGCAGACTATCAAGGAGATTAGGGAGCTAGACAAGGACACCCCTATTGTCATTGCATACGATAGTATAGCTGTCTCTCCTTCCAAGGCAGAGTACGAAGCTGAGAACTACGATGGCAACAATATGCAGGGAGCAGTTAGAGCTAAGTGTGTGGGTAATTGCCTGAAGAAGATCAACCCTATCCTCCGCAAGTATAAGGTAGCCCTCATCATCATCAATCAGATCAGAAACAAGGTGGGTGTTATGTTTGGTAGTCCAGACACAATGGCTTCTGGTGGTAAGTCCCTAGAGTACTACCTGTCAGTCAATATGAAAACGATCTCGAATAAGACAAGCGATCTTATCAAGGATGAGCATGGTGACGCTATGGGTATTGAGGGACGCCTCCGTAACACTAAAAATAAGGTATCCCTACCCTTCCGAGAGACTGAGTTCAGACTACTATTCAATAAGGGCCTGATTCCTCACTATGGCCTGTTGGAAGAACTTGTGAAGGAAGGAACAGTAATTCAGGGTGGAGCCTGGTATACCTTTGGGGACATGAAATTCCAAAAGAAGACGTTTATCGACCAGTTCCCTACAGAAAAGTTCAAGCCCATTAGAGATCACCTGGGTCTTTCCTAAATAATTCGGGATTACTTTCCGAGAAAATACTTACCGAGGCTATTATAATATGATGAGAGAATACGCCGACTTCACCTACGACAACCTGGCCGATGCCATCAACAAGGCTATTTCCAGGAAGGTAGGACGAACTCCCAAGCCAGTAAAAGAAGAGAGTAACAAACCTCTCTCCAAGGATGCTCAGACTATTTTTGAGCTTCTGAAGGCAGAGAAGAAACCCCAAGGTAAGTCTTGGATCCTCCTCAATGCTGGAATTGATGCCGCTGATTGGACTGACACAATTAACGAACTTAAGAACCATAATCTCGTAACTCAAACTGGTGCCAAACGAGGCACAAAATACCATGCTTAGAAACGAAGAACTGCTCCGTGAAACCTGTCCTGCGATTTTTGCTACTGGCCCCGAAGAGGCCCGTGTCTCTGATCGATACTCTTTCCTCTCTACCGAAGAGATCCTCAACCACTTCCAAGAAGAGGGCTGGGAGGTCGTTTACGCTGGTCAGGTGAAAACCCGTACTTGGAGCCCTGAACACGCTCGTCATGTGGTTCGTCTTCGTCACGAATCTAGTTTTGAGCAGGATTTCGGTGTTGGTGATTCCGTTCCTGAGCTTGTTCTTATGAACGCTCACAACGGTCTTGCTGGTCACACTCTGAAAGCAGGAGTGTTCCGCTTTGTCTGCTCTAATGGAATGATTGTTTCGGACACAGAGTTCGGTAGCATCTACTTCCGCCACGTTGGCTTCGACCCTTCCCAAGTCCGAAAAGCTTCTGACACACTTCTGGCTAACGCTACGAAGATTTCCAACGTCATTAACAAGTGGGAGGGCATTGATCTTACGTTCGACCGCAGTTCTAGCTTCGTTAAGGAAGCTGCTGCCCTTCGCTTTGATGCTTTCGATGATGAAATGCTTCTCAACCTGAATACGGCTCGTCGTCCTGGCGATACGGGTAGCAATCTGTGGAAGACCTTTAACCGTGTTCAGGAGAACCTGACCAAGGGTGGCTTCATTAAGCAGAAGACTGGCCGCAAAGTGCGAGAGATCACTAACATTCAGCTTGACGTTAATCTCAACACTCAACTGTGGGATCTGGCTTCTCAATACGCTAGCAACTAAAAATCTTTCTAGTCCTAGAGTTTTTTGAACTAAATACTAACGAGAGCTTTGCTTGCGCTCTTGGGAGGGACCGTTTTTCCCCCGTCAACGGTCCCTCCCTTTTTTCCAATGAAGAAGACACCTTTTAGAAAACCCTATAGCATGACCAATGTAGATGGTCACTATATTACGAAGACGCAACTAGCCTTCTTTCTAAATGACTACGCTCCTAGAGAGAGAATAGAAGCCCTTACTTCAGATGAGTTCACCAAGTATTACGAGAACTGCGTAATATACAATCTGATCTATGATAAGATGGACATGGATCCTGGGTGTGCTGTCCTGTATTGGGATCCTAGGAAGGAAAGAGTAGCTATCCTAGCTCCCATTAGGGGGGCATTCCCTTCAGTAGAGACGCTACCCAGCATACTCAAGAAAATCAAAAACCCCTTTAAGTAAAGGACTACGGGCCTCCTAACGCTATGATAGCGTATGATGGTCACTGTACACAACCCGGAGCCAACTTTCGTTACGGCAGAAAACGCTGTAACAGAAGAGTTGGCTCAAAAACTAATTGAGCTAGTAGATCAAAGGGGAAAGAGATCTGCTTGGTCTTATAACCCCGATTGTTTGGAGATGCAGATTGCTAATCCATTCAGCCAGGTTTCCCGCAAGAACGATGAGAAGATTGTAGACGTACTACCTGATCTCTTTGCTCTAGGGGAAAGCTGCATGAGGAAGATGAACTTCCTCTTCAAGAATAACGCTTGTGATTACGTCACAGGCTATCACGGCTTTTGGATCCTCCGATATGATGTTGGAGGCAAGTTCGATATGCACTGTGATTGGGACTCTGGCCCCAATGGAATTCGACCTCCTGTAGTTGCTACAGCCTGTGTCCTCCTAAATGACCAGTTTACAGGAGGGGAGACCTTACTGCTTACCCCTCCAGAGAAGGAGTTCTTCATTAAACGAACTAAGTACTCTCTAGCGATGTGGGACGGGTTTACTCAGCATAAAGTAGCACCTGTTACAGAAGGACAAAGGTACGTCCTAATTATGCACTACACAGGAAATGTTAAGTAATGGGTTGGATTTGGAATAGCCACAAGAAGCCTCAGAAGAAAACTAAGCTGAACTTCGACTCTAAGAATAGACGAGAGAATCAGATTAGTGGTAAGCTGAGAGTTACGCTTGAACTAGATATGGATTACCCAGGCGCAATCGATATCGCTCAAGCTATTAGGGATACCAAGCTTTCGTTTGCTCTCCCTACAGGCATCGAACTAAATGATGCTCACCTATCAAGAGTAGAGATTCTAAGTGAGAAGTAAGAACGTTGATGAACAGGATATGTCCTGGAAGCCTTTCGGGCTAAACCTAACATATGGGCAATGGGAGCTATGCAGTTCAGTTTTTATCCAAAAGTGGATAGGTCAATACCTAGATACTAAGGAGAATAAGAAAAATGCCCACACCATATACCCCTAAAACAAGAGCCCTCAGTCCCACCCGTATTCAAAAGATTTGTAAAGACCTTATTGGAGAGTCGGGAGACGATAGAGGCTTGGCGCTAGAAGCCCATAAGTTTTTCAAGGCAATGGTGGAGGAGAATCCCCAAGACAATGCAGCTAAACAGCTAATGGTCGATTGCCTAAAAGCAGCACAGACTTCGAAGAACAACGTCATTAAGATTCTAGACTTGGTTATCAAGCTAGAAGATAAGCTTCCCGAAACGGATAAAACAAAGAATAGTGCGTCGAATAACAATAGTGTCTTTAGTCAATTGGATTCCTTCCTAGATGAGCAAAAAAAATAAATCAGCATTCTTCCGTATTGTATGTGACGAACTCGACGTAGTTCTAAGAGTAAGAGTATTAACCATTAGTCAGGAATCAAAGATCTATGAAGGTCTACGCCGTGGCATTACTTCCTCTACTGAACCTATCTGTGTTCAAGAATACAAGAAAAGCATTGTAGAGCTTACCACTACCTCTGCACTAGACTTATCAGAAAGAGACTACGAATCTGTTTACGATTCTGTTGTTTCCATTTATCCCTCTCTCAACCTGGAAATCCTCTGTGCTGATATTAACAATCAGGTTATTCAAGAGCAGGGAATAGATCCCTTCCTTGATAAGCTGAAGAAGACTATCAATAGCAAGCAGTCTGAGATTACTTCTGGTATTGAGTATACTCTCAATACTAAGGAGGATCTAGAAGAGATTGAGAAGGCTATTGGTATGAACATCGTAGGGCAGGAAGATGCGGTAAGCTCAGTCATGCAAACGCTGAAACTTATTGCTGCTGGTATCTCCCAACATAGTTCTATGTTCTTCGTAGGACCAACAGGTGTGGGCAAGACTGAACTTGCAAGAACCCTGGGTGCTAACTACACAGGTAACTTCTTTAAGATCAATTGCGCTGAGTACTCTGGTCAACACGAATACGCCAAGCTGATCGGCTCTCCTCCAGGCTACGTCGGGCACTCTGAAAAGAGCCTGCTTTACGAGAAGGCCGAAAAGTCAAACGCTTGGGTCTTCCTCTTCGATGAGATTGAGAAGGCTCACCATAAACTGTATGATTTCCTACTGTCTCTCCTAGACGATGGCACCTGTACTGATAACGTAGGACGAGTCCTAGACTTCAGCAAGTCCATCTTTATCTTCACCTCCAACCAAGGAGTAGGAGAAGTAAAAAGGGAAGCACTAGGTTTCGATAGGCAGGAAGCTAATGTTAGTGATGTCGAAATCAAGAGTACGGTGATGCAATCTGTCAAGCGTCACTTCAGTCCTGAGTTCTTAAATCGCATTGACGAGACTATCTTCTTCACCACCTTAAATGAGGAGCAGGTTAAGAAGATCGCCAAGATGCAATTGCAGCAACTACCTATTCGAATTACTGAGGCCGTACTTAAGTACGTTGTCAAGGGAGGCTACTCTCAAGAGTATGGTGCTCGTAATATTAAGCGATTCATTAAGCTGAATATCGCACCCAAAGTAGCAGATGAGATTCTCGACAATACGATCCCCAGTAAGGGTGATCTCTACAAGTGCAAGGTTAGCAAAGGCCAACTAAGTATTGTAGATGTGGAAAAAATTTACACTAAAGAAGCCTAGAGAATCCCACAGGCCACGGTATAATACTTGTGTCGGGGGGAGAGGTGGCTCTCTCTCCTCCACTCTCCGGGCCATATGCAAATATAGGTATATGCACCGAGCTTATATCTCGGAGATATTTGGTTCAATTCCAAAATGGCCTACCAATCACCTACATAAACCTTATTACATAAACCTTATGAAGTCTCTACTACTACTCGCACTAATTACCCACCCCTTTTCCGTGGACTGCTCTGTCCCCACTCCTAATGGAGATTTTCACTCTGGAGCCACCCTAGCCCAAACCACCAACGATCTACTGGTTTCCTGGAATGGCTGCTATGGAAATACGGCGATGGTTGTTTACTCTCCTATGGCTACGGTTTCTACTCCTATTGGTCACGGTAACCTTTGCATGAATGGTTTTGCTCAGGGTGCTGGTTCAGGGGCTATTCGCTTCTACGATGAAAAGTACGGCCAAGCTGCTTTTCCTTTCACCCTTTCTGAAATTCCTGTTGGTTACTACGCTCAGATTGCTTACCGAGATAACGATAGCGACTGGAACTTCTCCAACCGAATTCAAATCACTGACACAGGTATTGACTGATGCTAGATATTCTTAAAGGTCTCTTTTGGTCGATTATTTTCATTGTCGTAAGCAGCATTGTAATGCTGGGTCTTTGGGGCTTTTACCTCTCCGGTAATGTCGCTGAGAAGTTTGCTGAACAAGCTGCTGCTGTGGAAGAACAAACCGCCGCTGATGAAGCCCTTACTGTTCTGCGTAGGCGCTGGCCTGTTTATCGTGACCATGTTCGTACTTGTGCAGACCTGGCTATTGATGCTGGAATGACCAAGACTGAGTTCGCTGAGGAGTATGCTGTTTTCATGACCACCGTAATCTACGTTCAGTGGATTGAAGAGTTTGGTACTGATATTGCTACTTGGATGATCGCGGATATGACTACCTTGATCGGCGCGTTGCTTGCAGACGAATACCCTGATTGGGAGTTTTAAGAACAACGGGAGTTAGTATAACGGTAGAACATTGGGCTCATAATCCAAAGATATAGGTTCGATTCCTATACTCCCAACCAACCACAATCCTCCATACTATGACTGTTACCACAATCCTCCAGACTATGACTGTTACAAAAACGCTGACTGGCCGCTCTTTCCTTAATCGCACTGATTCCGTTTACGATTCCACGGTTTCCTATACTATGAAAAATTGGGAAGAGTATGCTGAGGGATCTTTCCGGGTTAGTGATTGCTTCAAGAAAATTAATCTGGACTTGAAGTGGGAAACTGCTGAGGAGTACGATAACAGCATGTACAAGCTTAATATCCTTGAGGGCATGGCTAGAATGGCTAGGCTTGATTTGGAATCAATGAGAACTGCTTTCCTTAGTGGGAAGGCTAAGAACGAGACTCAGTAATCAAAGCAGGATACCAAAAATGACCCACCCCCAGAACAAAGGCTTCCTTCCCCCGCTTAAGAGTGACCGAGAGTATGAAGCTGAAATTGATGCACTCAAGCAGCGTCTAGTTGAGATCAATAGCATTGTGGAAAGAGCAAAACAACGATTTCATTATCAGTTCCTAGAAGATATTGCTTGGTACTGTGATGAACATTACCTGGACAGGTCATAATACACATGGGGCGTTGGCCGAATAGACAGGCACGAAACTTCTAATTTCGCTCATGCGGGTGCAAATCCTGTACGCCCTACCAAATATAGACTCGAACCAAGAGTCTGCCAACAAACATTTTAGCGTCTAAGGAGAATAGACTTAGCTTTAGCTAGAAAGGATTTCTTCATAGCAGACTTGTTATCGTTCTTGATACCCTCTCTGTTCCTTAGATCAGTAGCCTTGTTCTTGAACTCATGTCCCTTGGACTTGATCTTATCTCTAACCCTCTTCAGGGAGATATCAGTGCTATTCTTCTTCCCAACGTCAGTATTCAATTCTTGTATGTTCTTCATCTATTGTATGTAGTTAATAAATCTATGGTTTCTTGTCAAAAATACTCCTTGTGGGGTATTATATACTAAGTGTCCCCAATACCGCGTCTTTGGGGATCGACACTCAGACAGACGCAACATTAGATAATGAAATTTCACACAAAACTGGCTACTGTTCTTGCAGTAGCCCTCACCTCTTTCGCTCTTTTCAGTTTCGGTGGGGGCTCTACTAGAGCCGCTGACCTCTTCCAAGACATTGATTGGAACGGATCTCAGTTCACGGGACTCACATTCCAAAAGTTCGATCCTAGTCGTGGCACTCTTGTTGGCGTCCAGTATGGCATTGAAATTGATGCTCAGTGGGATTCCACTTACAAGAACACGGGAAATACCATTGGTCAACTTGCCCTATCGTGGGATCAACTGGAGGAAGGTTACTTCCCTCCAACTCGTAGCGATATTGGCACTCCTGGACACTCTCCTTGTGCCCTTCAGCTATCCCTTCCTAGTGCTGGACTCTTCAGTAGAACTGTTTCTCGTCCTGTAGAACTTCTTACTGCTGCACCTGGGGCGACTGTCCCTGCTACGGCTTCTGTGGACACCCAATTTGCTTGGGGGCCAGTTTTTGATTTCCCTGGTGCTCTACAGTCTGTGACTGGAACGGGTACGTTCCTCCTTCCTATCAATACCACAATGACCTTGGAGAATGCCGGGGGCTCGCAAAGCGAATGTTCGTACAGTACAGCGGCTCAAGGAGTCGTTGGAGTTCGATACCTCTTCGTCCAGTAATAAACAATAGAGAGTGGACAAACTAAAGTCCACTCTCTTATCATAATGAAGACCAAAGCCCCTTTCGCAGAATACGACAAGCGACATAGGAAAGATAATATCCAAACCACACTACTTGTAGTCGGTATGTGCATCGTCTTTCCTGTGCTTGTCTTCTCTCTCACCAACCTCATTTACCTTTCCCTAGAGTTCCTCCTTGGCCTCACAAAAACAGCTTGACACCGTATACATGGACAACGCAAAGTCCTTTGCCACTCTCTCCAACGCTAGCAGAGCTAAAGTAGGATGTGTAGTAGTAAAGAACGGGGCTATTATTTCAGACGGTGTGAATGGAACTCCTACAGGATTCAGTAATGAGTGTGAGTACACAGACTTCTTAGGCTTTACCTATACTAAGCTGGAAGTCCTCCACGCAGAGAAGAATGCCATTGCCAAGCTAGCCTGTAGCACCCAATCATCAGAAGGTGCTACAATCTACGTTACTATGGCTCCCTGTATTCCTTGTGCTACCCTGATTATCCAGGCAAAAATCAAGCGAGTTGTCTATGATAAGGTGTATCACAGTAGCGGGCTGGAATACCTAATACAAGCAGGAGTCATCGTTGAGCAGTTTTACACAAACAAGCAAGGAGTTCCCATTTCTTCAGCAACTTGAAAACGGTTGGAGAGATATTCGAGAAGAGGCATTAAAGTCCCACCAGTACTCAGTTCCCTACTTGGAGACTGATCTATACTCTGGAGAGTGGGACGTACTGCCTCTTATTACGTTTGGTAGACAGCATTACGTTAATACTCAAATGTGCCCTAAGACCTGGGACTTAGTAAAAGACATCCCAGGGCTACAGACCGCAAGCTTCTCCATTCTTAGGTATCAGACTGAGATTACTCCCCACACTGGGTTTACCGATGAGGTACTTAGAGCACATCTGGCGCTAAAGATTCCCAAAGAGAACTGTGGACTCCGTATCGAAAACCAAGAAGTCAAATGGGTTGAGGGGGAGGCTTTTGTCTTCAATGACAGAAACCTCCACTCAGTATTTAATCTGTCCAGCGAATCACGAATCATCCTAATTATCGATTTCCTTAAAGATGCAAATTCTAGCGAACGAAGCCTTTAGCTTTGACGATGTTCTTCTCGTACCTCAGAAGTCTGAGATCTGGAGTAGAACAACAGGTTGTGACACAACCACAACTCTTGGGACTCTAAAGCTTCCCATCCCCATCATTGCAGCAAACATGGATACCATCACAGGGCACGATATGATCCTTAGCATGAATTCCTATGGGGGAGGTGCTGTTCTTCACAGGAATATGCCAGCTATGGAAGCTCTGCATATTGCAAATGAAATTCCCTACAACGCAAATCTGATGGTTGCTGTTGGAATTTGGTCTAATGATGCTACGAGAATTAAAGGGCTATTAGATCTAGCAAAGAGACGACCTATCACATTCTGTATTGATGTTGCTCATGGGCACTCAATGGCAATGGAACAAACCATTAAGAAGATTAGAGATAGTGGTTTTGAGGGAGATATCATTGCAGGCAATGTTGTTACTCGTCAAGCCGTAAGAGATCTTGAGATTTGGGGAGCAACTATAGCAAAGGTAGGAATTGGTCCTGGCTCTGCTTGCACCACAAGAACTAAAACAGGTTGTGGCTTTCCTCAATTGGCTGCCGTTGCTCAGTGTGCTGATGTGAGCATTCCTGTAATTGCAGACGGTGGTATCAGAAGCCCTGGGGACGCAGCTAAGTGCTTGGCCGTAGGAGCCGCAGCAGTAATGGTAGGAGGCGTCCTAGCTGGATCTGACCGTACTATCGGGTGGGATCCTCGGAAGGCTTACAGTCAATTCAGAGGGATGGCCTCAAGGGATGCCAAAGAGGTTCTGAATCAAAAAGTAGTCAACATGGAAGGTATCTCCAAAGCAGTACCAACCCTCCCAGCAGGAAGTACAAAGATGATCGTGCAATACTTCCAAGAGGGAATCAAATCAGCTATGTCCTATGTTGGGGCTAGAAACCTAAACGAGTTCAGAGAAAAGGCAGTCTTTGTTCGTGCTACTTCCAATATTACCAATGAAAACTCTCCTCACGATGCCTCAGTAGGAGACCAGCTTTACGGGGAACCCAATGTCTCACTACGATGAATACAGAAAAACTTACCTAGGTAATTGTTGGTACAGCACAACAAAATCAACTAACAAGGAGACTCCCGAAATGGAAAAGAAAGCAGACCCCGAAGTAGTACAGCCCGATCACTACACAATGGGAGGGATTGAAGTTCTGGATATTATGAAGGCCAAACTCAGTCAGGAGAAGTTTGAAGGGTATCTAGAAGGAAACGTTATCAAGTACATGATGCGAAGTGCCTATAAAGGTAAACGCACACAAGACCTGGCTAAGGCTCATTATTACCTAGAAAGGCTTATTCAGGAAATCGACTGAGATTTAAAGAGGCTCTCCTATATACTAGGGGAGCTTTTTTTATGAGTAATACAAGCGGAATTTCAGGAAACGTCAACGAGATCTCTTTCTTAGGGAGCAAAACTTGCCAAAGTAGAAGCGTACATTGGGCTACTAGGGAAGGAGATGTACGAGCTAAGATTTTCAAGATGACTAGAGAGAGAGATAATATCTCCTTCGTCTACCGAGAGAGTCTTAGAGGCATGATGGCATCAATTAATGATATCGTCTACCTTACCTCTGATATGAAGTCTACGGATATCAAGGTAATGCACGCTAATGCTGAAAGAGCAGTAGCCAAGCTCACCCAGGAGAATAACATCATTCTCCCTGTTATCTCTATTGCTCAGACTACTACAAAGGATGATGACTCAAGACGTAGAAACGAGAGTATCCTTGTACATGAGAAGGTCTGGGATGAGGAGAAGAGACAGGCATTCAGAGTACTGAGCCTGGCCCCTAGACCAGTAAACATTCAGTACGATATCAATATTTGGTGTAAGTATCGTTCTGACATGGATCAAATCCTTGAGCAAGTGAGATTGAAGTTCAATCCAGAGATGCAAGTTCCTACTAAATTCTCTACACTAGCTAAGGCACACATCATTTCAGAAGATGATACTGGTTCTGTTGAAGCTGCTGATAAAGAAGATCGTCTAATCCGTAAGCGTATCTCTGTAGTACTAAGAACCTATATCCCAAGTCCAAGATACCTTGTTACCGCAACAGGTGAGATCACAGAGTTCAACGCTGATGTTTTTATTCCTAAGTCCGTTAGCAATGATGGATCACTAGGTTATGAGTCTGACAATAATGGAAATGTCTCCTTCAATACTGATGGAGACGGTAGCAATGATGCTAGTGGTGGTGATACAAGTGATACAAGTGATACAAGTGGAACAGATGGATCCGGTACAACCGGTGGAACTGAAGACCTAACCTTCAATTTTGATATTAGCATTATCTTCGATCAGCACTACCTTAATTCAGATGCAGGGGAAGGCTCGTTGGGTTCGGAAGCTAATGCTATTATGCGTAAGACTATCAATATTGATAGTGCTGATACTTTCGTCCGTGATGAAGTGAATGGCATGAGCTTCCTTTGGAAATATGCATCCCTACCTCTAAACGATAGCTATATCCCTGGGTCTCCTACCTTTGGCATTCCGCCCGATAGTACCCTAGCAGACTTTGAAACTCTCTACGACCAACATTCCGATGGAGTAGGTTACCTCTCTGATAACAAAGCTCTGGGTATCCATGCTTGTGTTGTAGAGCATGACGAGTTCCCAGGATCCTTTGAGGTCAATGTAATGCTTACCAATGGCTTTCAGGCTGTTGGATTTGTCTACGGGAACTCCCTATCTGTTACGGTAACAGAAAACGTAACAGGAGAAACCAGACTGTATAAACAAACTACCCCTCTGTACTTCCGTACAAGAGCCTGTCTGCCCGTAAAACTATCCTTTGGTGCTGATAGAGCCAGCCTAATCAATTGTACCCATTACGATATGGATGAGACAGATCTGGTTCCTCGTCCAACAGCATACAGAGATCAGATTGACGGTATTACTGCTGAGTACGATATCGTAGGGGGAGGAACTTATAAGAAGTCCGGTTTTGTCCAACCCTGGTTCATGGGGAATAAGAACATGGGTAGTAGTACTGGGGGTAATGGTATTGCTCCTTATTGGGGATGGAGAAAGGGCAGACCAGGCGCTCGTCTATGGAGAAGGGAGATGATGGGCGAGATTACTCGTTCAGAGATTGCTGCACTAACTCTTGCAACAGGAGAGCCCCTTCTGATTAATGGAGAGGTTAATGGAGCAACCACAGGTACGAAGCTAATCATCCAAGGAGGAGATCCATACTGGGGAGGTTCTGATAACAAATCCTTCCACCTTGCAGGCTACAATGAGTATGCCCTAGGTCTAGGTTCTGGTTTGAACACTTCTAATCTACAAGGAACTGACCCTGTTGCGTACAACCTATTTCCTAAGTTTAATGATACTAATAACAACCTAAGAAGTTGGCTAGACGATGGTATTTTTCACGGTACATTCCTAAGAACTGCCGTTGGTGGAAACATCCTCGAACCAAGAGATCACAACGCAACTAAATGGACTAGGCACGCACATACCCACCTGTCTAGAGAATACAGAGCAGCAGCAGAGCTAGCAAGAAAAGATCCTTTGGCTAGACTGTGGATGAAGTTTTCCTTCTGGAATGTTAAACAATGGTTCAGCCAAACTAGATTCGATGATGACAGTTCTACTCTAACAAAAAGTATTAACAAGCTTACCTTGGATGCTTTTGCACCTGGAGGAGATGCTGGTGGCGGTACAACTTGGGGGGATAGAGGTTTCTCTCAACCAACTAGACTAATCACAACCGTTAATAGGCTCAACGCTGAATGCACTACTGGAACTGGCCCTGTTCCCGATGCAGAAGCACAAGTGTCTAGATCCGAAGTTGCTAGGGCTGTAGACGCTGGTATCCATACTAATTATGGTTTCATGTTTAGGAAATCAGTAAACTCAGGTCAAGCTCTAGCTTTGAAGGCAGTTTGGCTAATGAACCCTCAGTATGCCAACAACTTTAATCTAGCTAACCTAACTGATCCCACCAACCAAGACTACCGGGATTCTAGCATTAGACTATCGAGAGGATTCCAAGCACAGTTGTTTGCTTCCTTGCTGAGAGATATTGAAGAAGGGACACCAGGCAACATTGGTCTGTTTGAAAACAGTACTGCTGAACCTGGCAAAACTATCAACGCAAGATTACTAGAGAAGCTAGGTTTGTTCCGCACTACTTTTCCCAGTACCACCAAAGTACCTAACTGGTTCGAACCAGAATGGATGACTAACTGGATTGCCCTTCGTGATGCAAAAGAGGCTGCTGTCGGCACATTAGGAGGAGATGGATGGTTTGGTAGCCTAGTGCCTTCTGATGATGCTACTCATCCACTCTATCCTACCTATTGGGCAACAAGAGATGTTGCCCTACGTTGTTCAGATAGTTTCGGTAGAAATGAAACTCCTATGGGTTTCTTTGGAGGCAATACTGAATACCCTTCCGGTCTACCTTGTACCAACACTAATGGTTCTTTCACCTACACAAACCTAGATGATGGATCCAGTACTAACGGTGCTAATAATATTGCTTTCAATAACACTGACGGTAAGGACAGATATTATCACGGAATGTATCACGATGCTATCTTCATGGATAAGACCCTAATTGTAGATGAGGGTATAGCAGAAGGATCTATTCAATTTGGAGGATACAGTGATACTCTTGGCTGGGATGCAGCAGGTAGTGACGTATGGGAAATCTTGCTAGACCAAAAGATGTTCCTGGGTGGACAGAATGTTGTTGCACATGAGTACTTGGATTCTACCCACCCCTCTGCTTATCAAGGTAAGCTCAGGCCAATGTCTGAAGCTTAGACTCTATCCTTAAGGAATTCAAACAAGGCAGTAAAGCCTGCCATCATTGCTGTGATAGTAGTGAGTACTACAAGCATGAATTTCTTATTGGACTGTAACCAATTGAAGATTAGGACAGTAGGTTCAATCCTAAACTCATCTATGTTGGAAGTAGGCTTCAGGTTGAACCTTGGAGTCATTTGAGATAGGAAAAACTCGAACTCCCCTTTAGAGTTGGTTAGGCCGTAAACCATAATGTCCATCATTACAGGATAACCAGACTTCTTCAGATAAGTCTTAGTCATCTTGTAGTAGTCTAACTCCCCAGATGCTAACCTCCTAGCCATCTCTAGATCTGGTTTCTGATCTGATGGTAAGGTAATGTCCTTAAAGTGCTTTCCCACTAGTTCTACATCTGAATACTCTAAAATCTCACACAACCTAGAGTTCACATCCAAGAAGTATCCGTTCTTGTCCAGCAAGGCCAAGCCAATAACAGATTTTTCCCAAAGCAGCCCTAACGTCTTGTTGTCAATCATTCCTGTATCCTCAATATAAAGAGAAGCTCCCCTTATAAGCTTCCTCAAAATATATACTAGTAGTAACCTTCTAATTACCATTAATTATATGTTGAGTATTGCCCAAAGATCCCTATGATGGGTTATGAAGGTTACTATGACGCTGGAGTGGGATTTTCCTGAAAAGGATTGGGTGGGCTCTGAAGATCACAGAGAGCAAATGAAGCACCAACCACAAATCATGGTGAAAGATGATGTTATTCATACTCTCTTTCACCTGAATGATCTTACCTATCCCAAAGTACTTAAGTGTGAAGTAGAAAGTTGAGGCCGCTGTTACTGCTGCTAAAGAAAAAGCTCTCCTAAAGAAGCTAAAGAAGAAGTACGAAGAAGAAGAAACTTCCAAAAACCGCTAGAGAAGCTTGACACTAGCCTCCCAGCATGGTATAATGGAGGCATGATGAACGAAGAACAACACGCGCTTATCGAGGACCGTTACGGTAGGCTAATTCACATGGTTGCTAACCGGATTTCCGGTGACATCATTATCTCCTCCCATGATGATACTGTCCAAGACCTTTGGATTGCTGCTATGACTGCAATTCGAGGTTACGCTAAGAAAGAGAAACAAGAGTTTGCTGAGTTCTGCGACTCCAAAGGCTTTGACAAGTATTTCAAGACTGTTCTTTGGAACTGGAAGAACTCTTTTGGTGCTCGTATCACTAAGCGCCAGGGCCTCACGCAAGGTACTGTTAATGTGTTTGAGAATGAGGAGGTTCTTCGCCTTGAAGACATGAGCCTTCCTGACCCTGAAAGCAACATATTCCTTGAACAAATCAGCGCCATCCTTAACGATAAGCAGATGGAAGTTGTTACTCTCATTACTACAAATCCTTCCTACCTCAAGCCTTCAGGCAACGCCAACGTTCAAGCCCTATCGCGTGAACTTGACCTGACCTGGAGTGATACGCGAGATCTTCTCGACTCCATTGGCGACAAAATTGGTAACCAACTCTAATGAAATACAGCAAACTACGTCTTCGCAAGAAAGACCAATACAATTGGGTGATCGAAGGGTTCGAAGAGGGTGGTGGAATCATTAGCCGTGGACCTCACCAGGGTAAGACAAAGAAAGGTGGGTGGCAAGAGTCCTTGCCTATTGGATATTTCAGTACGCTAAAAGACGCTGCCACTCGTCTGCTTGATGAGCACCTTAAACTACAGTTTGAAAGCGAAGTTCCTCTTGAGGACATTCTTCAGGCTATCCAGAACGCAAAGAATGAAGTAATCAAAGAGGTTAACGGACATGAATAATCGATCACTGAGGAAGCAAGATCGCCCCGTACGGTCTGTCATTAACGAGGTTGATACTTTGCTTAATGAAGCTTACGATACCCTTAATAAATGCACCTATGAAATTGATGTCCTGACTGATAATGAGGACATCAATGAATCGGATGCTGAGTCCCTCGGAACTCTCCTAATGTCCCTAGAAGAGGCTAGTGCGGCTGTTGGTGATTCAAATGAGCACTTGGAGGATTTGGAACTTGAAGCCCTGGATAAGGAGAATGCAAAAATGTTTAAGGAATTCGAAGGGAAGACTGTGTACATTAGTGGTGGTATTAGTGGCAAGGATTGGATGAAAGTTCAAGACCAATTCGGTAATGCTCGTAAGTTCCTTGAGGAGCAAGGAGCCCAGGTCATTACTCCAATGAACCACACAATCAAAACCCCCCCTGGTATGTCTGATCTTGACAAGTGGGATAAGTACATGAGGGTTTCTATTGCAGAGTTGATGCGTTGTGATACCATCTTCCTTCTAGAAGACTTCACCGGTAGCAAGGGTGCCATGATTGAGTACGACTTGTCTCAAAGATTGGGAATGCTTACGTACTACGCCCCTGACTACATTGAGGACTAACTATGAAGTGCCATTGCGGATTTGAAGAAGTGTGTAGCGAGGAAGTTAAACTTCCCGTTTACTTCAAGAGGGGTGCTAGGAAAGGACAACTCAAGTCGTACTCAAGCGATTACATTTATGGTACTTACATGGAGGAGCTTAGTTTCGGTATTGGCTCGTCAAACATCACTCTTAAGGTTTGCCCTGAGTGTGGTCTAGTCTACAAAGATGGTTACTACTCCTAGATGAAGAACGTCCAAACTGTAAAATACCTCACCAACATCCAACTCCGTGAGGCTCATAAAATGTTGGTTGAAGAGTTCCCTGACCATGCTGAAACTGGCTTTGGTTACTACGAATGGAAGAGGTTTGCATTCATTGGACATGAGATCGTTGGCCTCATTACTGCCCAGAAGTATCTCCCCAATAAAGCTCTCGTTGCTGACATTGTTGTCAAGAAGGAATACCGAAGCCAGGGGGTAGGCATTATCCTCCTCAGAGATTTGGGTGAGGAACTACTACAAGACGGTTACACGCAACTCATGGGGTTTACACCCAAGCACTGTACCGAAGCTCTCAGTACATACAAGAGAGTTAAAACAAAACAAACAGAACAGATTGTAACGTGCTCTGAATTGAGCCAATCTGTACCACACATCGACAGGCTACTGTCCAGAATCAAACAAGCTAGGAAGAAAACATGATGACCTCACTAGATGACGCTGAATTTATTTCAGGTGCAGTTTATGCACACACTGATTAACGGCTGGACCCAAGAGGGTATGATTGAGCTTATTAGGAAGCACGTTCCTGAGAACTCTAGGTGCGGAGTTTCGATTCCTTCGGCAAGTGGTGATCGCCCTACTTTTGCCTGCCTCTACCTAAACGAGGACAATAAACGATGTGCAGTAGGAGCCTTCATCCCAGATGACCATGAGGTTTGGGGAAGGCTGAATATGTCTAACCATAAAAATCAAGTTGATGCTGACCGTCTCATGAGGAAATATGGCCTCGCAGAACATATGCCTCTCGATGCTCAGGGAATGGAGTCTATGCAAGAACTTCACGATGGCTGGGGTAAATTTTACGAAGGAGCTAACGGTAGATCACTCCATGAGTATCTGATTTCTTGGATTGAGGTTAACACAAAAGAATAATGAAGACACTAAAGTACAAGCTACTGAGTTACGTTGACGCTTGGTTGAATTTAAGTGGGATGGATCAACTGGCTACCCTATTGACACTCCCCTTAGTTGTGGTTTTATACCCCTTCAGGTTGTTTATAGAGCTAGTGGTAAGATCCCTGCTCGTCTGGGAACAGATTAGTGAGAAAACAAGGAAACCTGTTCATAAAGGATACCGTAGGAAATAACAGGATGAACCTAACAGAACTGAATACCATCTTCAACTACCTAGACACAACTATGTTTAGAGAAGGACCAGAGCTAAAGTTTATTATTAACGAATACGCTCAAGTAGAAGCTGATCTTTCCGAGAAGCAGCACGATTTCCTGAAGGCAGCACTGGAGAGACAGGACGAGTATGACAAGGCATTCTGTACTACTACTGATACAGTGCTCAACCAAAGAATGAAGGATGCTATTTTCCTCAATAGGATTGTACTGGATCAAGGGGAGGTACTCTATTGGATGACCCTAATCTTCTAATCATTTCCCTACTAGACGAGGACTCCCT